TTGAATACCAAGGCAATCCATCTGGATGGTCCGGAATGTTCATGACTGAACTGGATTTTTACGAAGGAAGCAATGACCGCTTGTGGCAACCGAGCCCAGACGATAGCGCAGAACCTATCGAAGCAGTACGCACACAAGTAAGCCAGCTCGCTGGTTCTTGGGCGGTCAAAAACCTTAACAGCAACGGTGACGTACTAAACTCTATCAATGTACTCGCTGACGGTAACAACCGAATAGATGGACGGTTAACACATATCACGGGTCAGACCGTGATAGATGAAGCAGTCATCGATTCCGCAAATCTAAAAAAAGTTTCAGCTAGTAAATTGTCTGGTGGTGAGGCTGACTTTGCTAAAATGAATGTGGTCAATTTTGACGCGAAGAACGTAACATCCGGAACGTTTAAGGGTCTTACTTTTGAAGGTGGTAGGATTAAGTCACTAGATGGGTCACTATCGATGGACCTTAACAATAAGAAGATTAAGCTCAATGGCGACAACGTAGGCATTGTGCGGGAGTTTAAAGATTATCCAACTCAATTTATACGTTATGAAGCTCAAAGAGAGAATAATCAAAATCATGCACGGACTATTATCGGTAGCAATCGGAACGGATCTGAAGAGTGGAATTCTGCTTCCTTCTCAGGAATCGTAATTGACAACAATTCCAATAATGGAGTTGATAAACTTTTCCAATACGGCGACTACAACTACATGCGTCACGCTTCGGGCGATGATGGCTGGAACTTTAGCGTAGTAACCCAAACTTTGGTCCCGGGTACTTGGAATAAAAACTCAGAAATTTGGTGTAGGCATTTTGTTATTCCAAAAGAAACAAAATCAGATACAGACAGCCCGACCAAATTTATCCGTCTGGACGATAGCGTTGCCGCTCTGTGGAAATTGTGGGCCCACGCTCTCAGCCAAATAGGTATGACAGAGGCCATGAAAACCGTTATAAAAGGGTCTCTTGGCGCTTGGAGTTATAGCAGACCACATATATGATGAAAGGTAACAACAGATGAACACAGTAGATAAAATCGTAAACGACATCGCACAGAAACTCGCAAACGCGATCGTAGAAAGCTCTAATTATAAGATCTTATACGAAGAGGCAAACGAGGAATATAAGCGCGTAAACGAGCTACTAGCTAAGTTTAACGACGTTTTGGATAGCGATCAAGCACTCAAGGACCTCTTTGATGAGGCCTCTCAAAAATTAGAAGAAGGTAAATAGTATATGGAATTTAAAGTAGTAAATAAATTTTTGCAAGAAAAAGGTAAAACCTTTGTCGCAATTCGATGCCAAGAACCATACACAGCATACGACCGTGTGTTAGAGGGTGACCGCACAACCGAAAGCGATGAAAGTTTGATCCAAGCGGTCATTGGGCTTGTGACTACAGAACTCAATCCAGCCGAAGGTGTTAAGGCTCTCAACGTTGAATTAGTTAAACAGAAAGAGCAGTTTAATAGTGATCTCGCTGAGAAAGATACTAAGATTGCAGAAACAAAAGCAGTAGCAGATTGGGCAGTGCTTGTAGCAGTAACCAACACAGAAAGTCCACTTGATCCAACTCTTTATGCGCGTGGATTGGAATTGGTCGAAGCAGGACAAGCTGGTAAGACTTACAAGCCGTATGAAATCTTTACGGTTAACGATCCAAGCCATACTCCTAAATATGGAGAGGGTCAACGTGTACTGGTCCAAGTAAATCAAGATTTTACTTACAACAACGAGACCGTGACCGATCTTGAGGGTGCGTTGTCACAGAATGGTAAGCTGGCAGTTTGGAAATGGACTGAACCAAAAGCTGAGCTTGAAACTCAACCCGTCCAGTAAGCGAGTAGCTTGATAGGGGGTGATTTAATTGGACCTATTGGCATTAGTAGATAAGCTGACGCCCGTTTTGGTCGTGATTATTCCCAGTTACTTTTCCTTTAAAAGTACAAAAACCACGAAAGAAGCTGACAAACGTCTTGAGGGTCTATCTAACAAGATAGACACCCTCGAGAAGTCAGTATCAAACGTGGAAGAGATTGGAAAAGATAACCGAAAGAATTTAACGATGATAGGGAAAGGCTTGCAACGGCTTCAACGTTTTCGATTGCAGGAGAATTTGAAGAACGCGTTAAAACGTGGACACACTAACCAGCATGAGATCGAGGAGCTATCTAAACTATATGAAAGTTACGTCGAGCTGGGCGGTAACGGAGCTATTAAAGTGCTATTCGAGCGCTTTTTGGAATTAGAAATAAAAGAGGAAAAATAACATGGATCAAATTACAAGCATTATCACATCATCAGCAATGAGTATTTTAGTTGTATTAACTGGTATCGTGGTACAAGCGATCAAGAAATACTTACTAATGCGCGGTGGCAAGAAAGCAATCGAGATCGTTGAGATCTTGGCAAAGAACGCAGTCAACGCTACAGAGCAGGTCGCTGAAAAGTTGGATATTCACGGCAAGGACAAACTCGAACACGCCAAAACTAGCTTGATCGAGGGCCTTGAGTCCCAAAATATCTACTTAACGAACGAAGAGCTTAATACCTTCATCGAGGCAGCAGTTAAACGCGCTAACGAAGAATGGAAGAAATAGAGAGGTCGAACATGAGTGTACAACAATCTATTGTTAACGGTTTTACTAGTCGTCGCGGACTAATTACTTATTCAATGCTAGGAAGCCGGAACGGTTCGGACGGGACCGGGGACTGTTCGGGTATCATGTCGCAAGTCCTAAAGGAAGCTGGTATTCCGATTCAAGGCTTGCCGTCTACGGTCACGCTTGGCCAGCAACTAGCAAACAACGGCTTCTACCGTGTAAGTATCAATCAAGATTGGGACGCACAACCGGCCGATATTATTCTTATGAGCTGGGGTGCTGATATGTCAAGCTCAGGCGGAGCTGGTGGCCACGTCGGAGCGATGATCGATGATACATACTTCATTTCGTGCGATTACTCAACACAGGGCGCGACAGGTCAGGCTATTAATACCTATCCTTGGAATGATTATTATGCCTGGAATAAACCGAACTATATCGAGGTTTGGCGCTATGCTGACACAGCACCACAGACCAACAACCAACCAAGCACAGCCGTACAGCCAAAAGACAAGGCCTATTACGAAGCGAATGAGGTCAAATACGTTAACGGTATCTATCAAATCAAGTGTGATTATCTCGCGCCGGTCGGGTTCGATTGGACTGAAAACGGTATTCCTGTTTCGCTGGTAAATTGGGTTGATAAAGACGGCAAAAACTTGCCAGACGGTGCGGACAAAGACTTTAAAGCCGGAATGTTTTTCAGCTTTGAACTTGATGAAGCCCATATCACGGACACTGGTAAGGGTGGCTATTATGGTGGCTATTACTGGCGCTTGTTTGAGTTTGGGCAATTTGGACCTATCTGGCTATCGTGCTGGGATAAGGACGATCTAGTCAACTATTACGAATAATAAAACGTAAGTTCAAAAATTTATAATCTTTTTTCTTCCCCCTCCTTTTTTTGGAGGGGCTTTTTTTATTTTCTATTACAACAGACATTTCCAAAATTGTCTATTATAACGGCAATCGACTGACTACGTAATTGACTACGTTTTTATCTGTTTGAGTAATATATGACCGTACCTAAAACATAGTAAAATCAACTAACCGAATCTGACGGATATACAATGGTAATCCGACTCTTTTTTTGCTATAAAAGTAAAAACCCTTGTTTATCAAGGGTTTTGGTGCATTGACTACGTTTTTGACTACGCTTCAAGAAATTTTAATAAACGATCCGCAACATCTGACCGCTGTCTATCGTTTAAGTGTGTGTACATATCGAGTGTCGTTTGTATGTTTGAGTGGCCTAACCTGTCCGATATCGTTTTAGGCTCTATGCCAGCTTCAAAGAGCAAACTTGCGTGTGTGTGCCGTAGGCTATGCACACTAAATTGTTTTAGCTTGTGCTTGCTAATAAATGTTTGCAAATCGTCTCTAAAATTACCAAAATCGAAGTAACCGCCAACGGTATTCGTTATGACTATATTTCTTGACTTGATGCCATTTTTAAAAAACGTTTTTTTCTGCTCTAGCTTCCAATTCTTTAGTACCTGTACCGTGCTATCGTCTAGCGAGATCGTCCGTGTACTACGCTTGGTTTTAGGAGATTGGACGGAGAGTCTGCCATTTATAGATACAAGCGTCCTGTTAATTGATATTGTTTTATTTTTAAAATCAATATCAGACCATTCGAGTCCAAGCAATTCCCCTCGCCTCAGACCAGTATAAGCGAGTGTGTGCCACGCAACATACAGGACAGGTTTGGCATCTTCCTTTGCCAGCTTGAGAAATTGGTTTAATTCTTCTTTGGTAAGTGCGATTTTTTCTTTCCGTGCTTCCTGCTGCTTTGGTCGTATGATCCTATCGACTGGATTGGTCTGGATAATATCAAGATGCATAGCATACTTAAATACCCGATTGACGATTGACAGATAGTTCAAATAAGCTACATATTTCTTGCTTAAATCTATGACAATCTTTTGCATCATGGCCACGGATACACTCTCTATTCGGACATCTTTAAAATGATGCTCTATGAGGGCTTCGAGATAATTTTTTGTATTCTGGTATGTTGTGGGTTTCACGGTCGTTTCATAGCTCTCCAACCACAGATCAGCTACCTCTTTAAACGTAGGCTTGCTGGAGTGATCTGTAAAACCATTCTCTTCCACAGAGAGCAGTAGTTCCCGTTCTGCTTTCTTTGCTTCTTTCTGCGTTTTAAACCCTCTACGGGTCGTGCGCCTTTGCTTGCCTGTAAATGGATCAACACCTAAATACGCTTGGAGCATATAACGGGTTTCACCGTCTTTGGTTAAATATTTCTTTATCATGACAATTTACCATTGATATGCTATACTATGGATATCTTTCCTATCTAGCCACCTTATTTTGAGGTGGCTTTTTTTATTTTACATTAAACTAAAAATAAAGCTCAATAGTGGAATCAGTAGTATAATAAGCATGATTAAACAGCCCAGACTGCTTAGAGTTTGACCACAACCTTGTAATGCTGTACCGCAACCGTCAAGGGCATCTCCTACTTGCGTGGCCTTACTATTCTCGACATGGCTCTCATAATCGTAGAAAATCTGCTTTACTTCGTCTGGATCAAATCTAAACCCACACTTAGGGCATCGCTGAGTGTGAAATGTTAAGATAATATCGTTCTTGCAATGTTCACATTTTAATTTTAGTCTTGCTTGTTCTAAGTCCATAATAAGCTCCTAACTAATTAGTGATATGTAAGGGTAAAAAAATATGTCAAAACGGAAGTCCTTCGTTTTCCTTTTTTTCAATGTCCCAATTTTTCAATAAACCTTGGAAAAAATAAGATGACTTACCACCACAATCGGGACAGTATCGAGAATTTCCTGCCAACGATTTGCCACAACCATTTGCCAATTGGTCCTGTATAGGAACCGAATGTCCCCAAACATCATAATTTTCTCCACAATCTCCCAAACAAATATTTCTTACGTAAATGCCACAGACATTACAAAATACACAACTGTTTAATTCCTCATTTCCACATCGAGGACAGGAATTTGGATAGCCATTTTCATCTAAGGGATATTTATAATAGCGCATACGTTCCTCTTCTCTTTCTCTATTATCTAAGTAAGCGTCTAAAGTGCTAGATCCTTTATGCTGTTCCGCAGAACATATGTGACAATGATTCGAATTTCTATTGATTTTACTGTAACAAGTTTGGCAAATTCTTGTTGATTGAGAGGTATCGATATATTTTGCAAAACGGCTCTCAACGTTATGTCCTTCCTTAACGAGACCGAAACTACTCATAGATTTTAAATTGCCAATGACATAATTTGCTACAGAATACGAAACTTTAAATACAGTACGAATAAAACGAGCATCCATCTGATGAAAAAATAGACTATAGTTTCCCAACACAGGAAACGGGACGAGCAAATGCTTTGCAAAAAAATTCGCTTCACGTTCAAACTCGTTGTATTCTGAGTCCGTCAAATTATATCTTGATATGATGGTCTTATCTGTTATCTCGTTGTGACGTAAAACGTAATGCCCTAGCTCATGAGCTATCGTAAAACGGATACGTTCTTTACTGGTTACAGTATCATTATAAAGCAAAATATAGGTATCAGTAGGCTCTTGATACCATAAAGCGCCATCGTCGCTTTGTAGAAGATTTGTGACTTCTTCTAGTTCCAATCCATGTTGCCTAGCAAAGGCAGAGTATTTCATCAAATACAAATTATCTATTTGATTGATAATATAGATTAGATTAACTGGTAATTGGCCATCTGTGTACTTGTTTAAAAAATCGTAAGCTAGATTTTGTAGCTCTTTATAACTGAGTTTTCTATAGGTCGTGCTCGTTGTCGCCACCTCCACTTAGAACATCTTGAAACGTTAGATCCATGAGTTGCAGCAACCTTTCTTGATCCGCCACGCTTAAAGATTTAGCTTTTCGTTGAATAGACCGCAATTGCGGGGTGTCGGAAGGCGAGCCTATTCCCTTACTGCTTGATGCAACACTTGGATTATCGGTTCTGCCTAGCAGATAGTCGGTACTAACTTGGAAGTAGTCGGCGATTTCTGAAATTCTCTCAGCGTTAGGTTTTTGAGATTTCAACTTATAGAGTGTATTTCTACTGTAACCTAAATCCTCTTCTATCTTTGTAAGAGAAATGCCATGATTATCAGCAAGTTCTTTTATTTTTTCGTATGTCGGAAACATTGTTAAATCAACCTTTCTGAAGCATAACAAAAAATATTTCAACTTTTTGGGTGAAAATTGTTGACAATTCAACCAATTGGGTGTAAAATAGTTTTTGTAAGTTAATGAGTTAGAAAAAAACGAAGTAAAACTTATCTAAAAATTGAATAGCTTTGGCGAGCGAATATAATGATAGATATAAAGTTTTATCAAGGTTTTTATTATGCCTATATTTTAACTTTTTGGGTGAATGTTGTCAAGTGTTGACAACTAATTTTCTAACTCTTTTCCTTACTTACAAGAAAGGAGGAATGTATATGCCCAACATGGATAACGGACGACAAAAAGTTTTGGACTATTTAAAAGAAAACAATCTAACCATTGCTACTTTGGCAGTCCAATATAACATAGCTCGTCAAGATGTAACTAATATCTTGAATGGTAAATTAAAAAATCCACAGGCACATCGTTTTGTAGCTCGTGTGATTGAAGATTTTAAAATTCGATAGAAAGGTATCATATGGAATTACAAATTATTAACGAGCAGGAAGTTCTCGGTAAACACTTCGCAGTATACGGCACAGTAGATGAACCACTGTTCGTCGCAAAAGATGTAGCTGAATGGATTGAATATGATGTGTCTAGTGTAAATAAAATGCTAGATAAAATCGATGAAGACGAAAAGCTGGTCGGAACATTATTCCGTTCAGGTCAAAATAGAGAGGCATGGTTCTTAACAGAGAACGGTCTCTATGAAGTTCTTATGCAATCTCGTAAGCCACTGGCTAAAGAGTTCAAAAAGAAAGTCAAAGAAATCTTGAAATCAATTCGTAAGCATGGTTTGTATGCCATTGATGATCTGCTGGAGAATCCAGACATGGCAATCGCAGCACTTCAGAAGCTAAAAGAAGAACGACAACTACGTCTGAAAGCACAGGAAGAAGTGGCTCAAAAGAATCAAATTATCCAAGAGCTTCAGCCGAAAGCGACATACTACGACTTGGTTCTTCAAAACAAATCGTTAGTAGCAATTTCTGTAATTGCAAAAGACTATGGAATGAGTGCAAAGAAATTGAATAAGATTCTACATGAATTGAAAATACAGTTCAAACAGGGGAAAACCTGGCTCTTGTATCAAAAGTACGCTGGCAAGGGTTATACTCAATCAAAAACTCATACAATCGATGCAGATTATAGCAAGATGCATACTTACTGGACTCAAAAAGGACGTTTGTTCCTTTACGATTTACTTAAAAATAAAAAAGGAATTTTGCCACTGATTGAGCAAAAAGATGTGGCATAAAACAAAGAAAGCACTTCACAACGAAGTGAAGCGCTTAGACAAATTTAACTACTTTGATTATACCACATTAGAAAGAGGTGGGCAATGATTGAAGAACTAATCAAAGAACAAATCAGAGAAATCTATCTTGAAGCGAAAGAGCAAGCCAAAAAGGAATTGTTACCAATCAGTCAAGCAGAACTGCAAGAAATGTTTGGGTTTAGCAATGAATACTTAAAACGCTTGAAGCGCAAGGGTTTGAAGTATCGCAAACAAGGGAAGTACATCATGTACGATTTAAACGATGTACGCGAGATATTGGAATTAGAAAAGGAGTATTTAAAATGAATCAAATTATTATTTCTGGGCAAGTTGCCGGGACAGTAGCAATCGGGGGCGTGTGCTTCATTGCTGGCCTTATCGTATCGTGGAAGGACCATAAGAAACGAATGAAAATCGCGAAAACCGAAACATTAAAAGCTATCGAAGAAGGGCTTCCAGAGCATAACGCGCAAGTCATTGAGCAATACGAGGACGAACTCGCAAGCCGTCGAAAAGCTATGAAGCTCTATACTGAATCGCCAGAGGTACCGTTTCATGTTTGGTAAAAAAGCCCGAAAAATTGAGCAACAATCGAAAGCGCTCAATCGTTTGTGGTTTATCAATTTACAACAAACTGAAATTCTAAAAGCCACACTTGAGCGGGAAGAACGACTGCTTGACGAGCTTGATCGTCTGAAAGGAGAGGTTAGAAATGGTAACAATCAATAAGCTCGAGATTGAAAACGTGAAACGTGTTAAAGCGGTCAAAATCGAGCCGTCAGCGAAAGGGCTGACAATCGTCGGGGGAAACAATAACCAAGGGAAAACAAGCGTATTAGACGCGATAGCGTGGGCTTTGGGTGGTAACAAGTACAAGCCTTCGCAAGCCCAACGCGAGGGATCAACGATTCCCCCAAGTCTTAAAATCACGCTATCAAATGGCCTTATCGTCGAACGAAAGGGAAAAAATAGCGATCTAAAGGTTATTGATCCAAGCGGAAACAAGGCCGGTCAGAAATTGCTTGATAGCTTCGTAGAAGAGTTGGCCCTTGATCTTCCAAAGTTTATGGGAATGAACGACAAGGAAAAAGCGTCAACTCTATTACAGATTATCGGCGTCGGAGATCAGCTCGTCCAGCTTGAGATGGAAGAAAAGACCAAGTATCAAGAACGTCATGCGATCGGCGTCATTGCTGACCAGAAAGAAAAGTTTGCGAAAGAGCAACCGTACTATCCAGACGCTCCGAAAGAGCTTGTTTCGATTGCTGATCTGATCCAGCAACAGCAAGAAATTCTCGGACGCAATGGTGAGAACGCCCGCAAGCGTCAGAATCTAGCGAGAATTGAAAACGACTATCAAGGGGCACTCGCAAACGTTGAGCGTCTGGAAGATATGCTCAAGGAAGCCCGGGAAAAAGAACAGGGACTCGCGCAAGACTTGGATATTGCTCGCAAAGACGCACAAGATCTGATCGATGAATCGACACAAGAAATCGAAGCAAGTATCGCGAATATTGAACAAATTAACTTGAAAGTCCGGGCGAATCTTGACAAAGACAAGGCCGAAGAGGACGCAAAAGTATATCGTGAACAATATCGCGAGTTAGATCTTGTGATCGAAGGTATTCGCAAGCAAAAAACGGACTTGCTGACAAACGCAGATTTACCACTCCCGGGATTGTCCGTGGAAGATGGCGAGCTCTTATACTTGGGCCAACGTTGGGATAATATGTCCGGATCGCAACAATTACAAGTTGCAACGGCTATCGTTCGCAAGCTCAAGCCAGAGTGTGGCTTCGTGCTTATCGACAAGTTAGAACAAATGGACCAAGTGACCCTAATGGAGTTTGGAGCTTGGCTAGAACAAGAGGGCTTGCAAGCTATCGCGACACGCGTTTCAACTGGTGGAGAGTGCTCAGTTATCATCGAGGACGGGTACAGTGTTAAACCCGATAGTTTTGAAAATGCACTTCAAAACGGAGCAATGAACGGCGCACTAAACACAATCGCTCCAACTTGGCGAAATGGCTTTTAAAAACAGAAAGAAGGAAAAATAATGAAAAAAACAGAAAAATTTATCGTATTGCGTGAAAAAAACACTGGCGACTATATCCAAAATTACAAAAATAATGAGGGCGCCTTTACATTTTCAGCACGTTTAACAAGTGAAATTCAAGACGCTGCAACTAATTTGATTGATTCGCTCGAGATCATTGAAAATGACGGTCAAGACTTAAAAGCACTCGCCAAAGGGTTGGGAAGTGAGATCTTGGTCGTAGAAGCAGAATATACACTCAAAACGCTCGACGGGGAAGAGCCAAAAGATCTCACGAAAGAGATTGAAGAAGCAAAACGCAAACATTTTGAAAATATGTTTCGTGGACTCTTAAAAAGTCGCTTTGGTGACGATGAGGACGACGAGGAGGACTAAACAATGCAAATCACAAGAGGACGAAAGGCGCGGGCCCAAAAGATCGTTATCTATGGCCCCGAGGGTATCGGAAAGTCTAGCTTTGCGAGTCAATTTCCAGAGCCGGTATTCATTGATACGGAAGGATCAACCGATAATATTGATGTGGCCAGAATGGACAAGCCCACAAGCTGGGCAATGCTCAAGAACGAGATCGCGTTTATCAAGGCAAATCCAGATGCTTGCAAAACGCTAGTCATTGATACGATCGACTGGGCCGAACAACTCGCGGTAGATTATGTATGCGCACAGCACCAAAAGAACGGGATCGAAGATTTCGGCTGGGGCAAGGGCTATACCTATGTACAGGAAGAGATCGGGCGCTTATTGAATAGCTTGTCTGAGTTAGTGGACAACGGGATCAACGTCATTTTGACAGCCCACGCACAAATCAAGAAATTTGAACAGCCGGACGAGATGGGATCTTATGACCGATACGAGTTAAAACTCGGGCAAAAGACCAGCTCAAAAACAGCCCCACTAGTCAAGGAATGGGCCGATATGGTGCTCTTTGCGAATTATAAGACGATCGTCATGACCACCGACACGGGCAAGAAAAAGGCCCAAGGGGGCGAACGTGTTATGTACACGAATCATCGCCCAGCGTGGGACGCGAAAAACCGGCACGGCTTACCAGATCAGCTACCGTTCACTTTTGAGAGTGTGGCCCATATCTTCAACGCACCGGCTCCCGTACCAACTGAACAACCGGCACCAGCTCCACAACCAGAGCCACAGCAACAACCGGCACCAGAGCCACAAAAGCAAAACATTAACGAGCACTTGCAAGAGGTCGCTCAAGAGGTGCCCCAAGAGATGGGACGAGCTCCACAAGCGGGACTTTTACCGCAAGCATTGATCGACTTAATGACGCCTAACAACGTGACCGAAAACGAATTGCAAGAGGTCGCGTATATCCGCGGACACTTCCCGATGGGAACGCCGATCGAAAACTTCCCGAGCAATTACTGGGACATGATCGTGGCGAATTGGGACGCGACGCTGGACGTCATTCAAAACCAAGTACGGAAAGATCCAGACTTACCATTTAACACTAACAATTTATAAACCTAAAGGAGAAAATCATCATGACACAACAACAATACAACAACAACTTTGATCGCGAATTCGGCTGGGACGACACAATTCAAAAAGATTCCGAATTTGTCTTTTTACCAGATGGTCTATACTGGTTCACAGTTAAAGAGTACGAGCGCGGACGTCACACGCCAAACCCTCAAAATCCCGGCAAGTTGCCGGCTTGTCCGAAAGCGACAGTACACCTTACTATCGTAGCAAATGAGGGAGAAACAGAACTTCGTCACAATCTCTTCTTACACAGCTCGACCGAGGGAATGTTATCAGCGTTCTTTGGCGCTATCGGGCAAAAACGTAAAGGCGAACCGCTTCGTATGGATTGGAACGCAATCATCGGTAAAGTCGGAGTATGTAAGGTCGGAAACCGTGAGTACAACGGAAACAAGTACAACGAAGTAAAAGGTATGATTTACGCCGAAGACGTGGACTATACAAAAGTATTGAACGCACAGCCGGGACAACAAGCACAAGCGTACCAACAACCAGCGCCACAGTATCAACAACCACAACAACCAGCACAACCACAGGGAGGCTTCACAGGAGGGCCGTTCTAATTAGGAGGAATAAAAAATGGTCGGAAAATTAAGGAATGATCTCACAGGTCGAAAATTTGGTTTTATAACTGTTATTCGTCGATCTTCAAACAAAGGAAATGGCAAAAAGTCAGTTGTAAAGTGGGATTGTAAGTGTAAATGTGGAAAAGAATTTTCTGTTAAATCTGATTCTTTACTTTCCGGCCACACTTTGAGTTGCGGGTGCAAAAAAAGAGTCCACGGTAAAAGCAATAAAGAAAGGCTTTATCAAACTTGGAAAAACATGAGGCAACGCTGCAACAACCCCAAACGGAGAGATTATCCTCGATATGGTGGCCGTGGCATTTCAATTTGTCCAGAATGGAACGATTATAAATCATTTCGTTCGTGGGCTTTATCTCACGGTTACGCTGACAACTTATCGATCGATAGAATCGACGTAAACGGAAACTATGAGCCCTCGAATTGTCGATGGGCAGACGCTACAATTCAAGCGAATAACGCTAGACGTAACAGAATAATAGAATTCGAAGGAAAAAGGTACACAATGGCGGAATTCGCGAGAACAAACAAGTTAAGTTATTCAGCATTACAACACAGACTAGATCGAGGGTGGAGTATTGAAAGGATAATTACAACACCTCAAAAGAAAGGTTGAAATGGAATTAAGAAAATATCAGAAAGAAAGTATTGATTCCGTTTTAAATGAATGGAATCAAGGAAGAAAAAGGACTCTATTAGTCCTTCCGACTGGGTGCGGAAAAACAGTTGTTTTTACAAAACTAGCCGAAGAAATGGTCAAGCAAGGCAAAAGAGTTTTAATTTTAGCCCATAGAACGGAATTACTTGAGCAAGCGAGCGACAAATTATACAAAATAACTGGATTGAAAACGTCTTTAGAAAAAGCGGATAGTACTGCAATAGGATCTTGGTATCGTGTTACGGTCGGTTCGGTTCAAACTTTACAACGAGATAAAAGGTTAAACCAATTCCCTAAAGATTACTGGGACGTAATAATCGTTGACGAAGCTCATCATATACTTTCAGACGGATATATGAAAGTCATGGAATATTTTGACGTTGCGAATGTACTCGGGGTTACAGCAACGCCAGATAGATCTGATATGAAAAACCTCGGCTCGTACTTTGACAGCTTGGCTTACGAATACTCACTCGTACAGGCTATCAAAGAAGGCTATCTTTCCAAGATTAAGGCTCTAACGATTCCGATCGATCTTGATCTATCAAGTGTTTCAATGTCAGCGGGAGATTTTAAAGCAAGCGACGTTGGAACGGCCCTCGATCCGTACCTCGTACAGATTGCGGACGAAATGGCCAAGTATTGCAAAGACAAGAAAACAGTCGTCTTTCTTCCACTAGTGAAAACAAGCCAAAAATTCCGCGATATCTTAAACGAGCGAGGTTTTAAAGCAGCCGAAGTGAACGGCGAATCGAAAGATCGGGCCGAAGTGCTCGAAGACTTTGAAAAGGGGCGTTACAACGTCTTGTGTAACTCAATGTTACTGACTGAGGGGTGGGATTGTCCGTCGGTTGATTGCGTGGTCGTGTTAAGGCCGACAAAAGTCCGGGCGCTCTATTCGCAGATGGTCGGACGTGGAACGCGTCTCTTTCCCGGCAAAGACGAGCTTCTTTTGCTTGATTTCTTATGGCACACGGAACGGCACGATCTATGTCGCCCGGCTCACTTGATAAGTGAGAGCCCCGAAGTCACAAAGAAGATGGTCGAAAACATGGAAGAAGAAACGGGCGTCGTGCTCGATCTCGAAGCGATGGAAGCCAAAAGCGCGGAGGACGTTGTCGCAGAGCGTGAAGAAGCACTTGCGAAACAGCTCGCAGAAATGCGCAAGCGTAAGAGAAAGCTCGTCGATCCGCTTCAATTTGAAATGTCAATTCATGCTGAAGATCTTTCGAGCTATGTCCCTAATTTTGGCTGGGAGATGGCCCCGCCGTCTGAAAAACAACTCAAGGCCCTCGAAAAGTACGGTATTTTTACCGACGAAGTGGGCAACGCTGGGAAAGCAAATATATTACTTGATCGCTTGAACAAGCGCCAGAGCGAAGGACTCACAACGCCTAAACAGATCCGATTCCTTGAGAGTCGAGGCTTCCGAAATGTTGGAATGTGGAGCTTTGAGAGCGCTCGAAGCATGATTGATCGAATCGCAGCGAACGGGTGGAGAATACCACACGGGATCAGAGCGAGCGAATACTTGCCAAATTAAAAAAAGGAGAAAAACAATGAAAACTAACAAATTAACACTTTTAACAGTCGCTACTATTGCAACAGCAACAATTGGAATTAAGGGAGTAAATGCCGATGAGTCTGATCGAGGAATCACGCCAGAGACTACAACAATTGCAACAAATCAAAACGGAGAAGCAAGCGGAACTGAATCAGCTATTCCAGCAACGGAAGCAGATCAACCAACAAATTCTGGCAATGACACGGGAGCAGGAAGCGCTGAAGCTAAGAATAACGAACGAGAAGGACTTCCAACAAGTTTTGAAAAGAGCGGGAATGTGATTGAAGTCAAGAACCCGGAAGTCGTTGTCGATCAGTCAAACGGTACAGGGAAGTATCAACCCTTTAGCGTGGAATATAAGAACGTCCACTTCCCGGACGATCTCACAATCAACGAAGGCGACAAAGTGACGTTCACGCTTCCTAAAGAAGTAGCATTTCAAACTAGCTTCACGTTTGATGTACACAATCCAGAAAATGCGGTCGTCGGTCAAGCTACCGCGGACAGCACAGCCGGGACTGTTACGACAGTTTTCAACGACTATTTCAAAAACCACCCCCTAAACAAGCAAATGAGCCTTAAAATGGACGCAAAATGGACTGATAAAGTCCAAAGTGGAAAACCAGTAACCGCGAATTTTAACGGCACAGTCGTAACGGCTCAAATCGGCAAAGAACAAGAGATCGGAAGCGATGAACTCCTTTCCAAGTGGGGGAGTCAAGATGAAAATGACCCGACGGTTATCAACTGGACTGTACGCGTCAATTATGCACGCAAAGTCCTAAACTATGTGAAAATCATTGACGAAATGTCAGAAAATCAAAAGCTAGTCGATGATTATTTTGAAATCAAGAATATTGAGAGCGTGGATCCGTGGATCGACAAGGGGTCCGCAATGGATCTTGTTAAGTCAATTAGTAAGTCAGATCACGGCTTCGAGATCAAGATGGATCGTCTTGATCGTATGATCTATCTAAATTACAAGACTAAATTGATTAATGCCGTTAAGGACTCAACAAACCCGACGAATAAAGTCGAGCTCAAAGCCGAAACAGATGGAGCTACTTCATATAGCTATGTTCAACTTGTCGGAGGGCGTGGGGACGCGTCCGGAGAAAATAAACCAGTCTGGGAAATTCCAAATGACGCACCAAAATATGAAAAACCATCAATCGATTTAAACGATATCCCGCTTATGCCTCCGGCTCCGGTATTAGAAAAACCGGAATGGCAAGGCGGTACAACACCGTTTGACGCACCACAACTTGATAAGCCTGAGTGGAAAGGCGGGGTCGTACCGTTCGACGCTCCGGTTTTGGATAAACCGGAACTAGTGATCGATATTCCAGATCCTAAACAAGACAAGCCAAAACCACAACCAAAACAAGAAAAACCAAACACGCCAGCGCCAAAAGAAACACCAAAAGTCGAAGAAGTGAAAATCACTAATCGCGTGAAAAATCACGCGCAAAACACGCGAAACGAATTTGAAGAAGTCGAAACGTACAGCGCACCAGCTACACTTCCTAACACGGGATCAGAATTCGGAATCGCGATCAGCCTCCTCGGACTTTTAGGATTGAGCCTCGGGGCGTATGGAATTGCAGCAAAGAAAGAAAACTAAAAAGGAATAGAGGGGACTAATGGAACGAGAATTTGACCTACTACCACTTTTAGACCATATAGACCCCTCGATTCTGTCTTATCAAGAATGGATAAACGTCGGCTTTGCCCTAAAGCACGAAGGGTACACCGCTTCCGATTGGGATAACTGGTCCTTACGCGATCCGGCTCGGTACCGTAAATTTGAGTGTTTCAAAAAATGGGACACCTTCAACGAAGAAGCGGGATCGATTGTGACGGGTGGGACGATTGTTCAGCTCGCAAAAGATCATGGCTGGGTAAACCCATACTCAAGCGATAGCGAGGGCGCTCACGAACTCGATTGGAACGACACAATCGATCGGGACTATCGTTTGATTGATAAGAGTTGGATCGAGGGGAAAGAGATCCATGAGCCTACAAACTGGAACCCAGTGCAAGAGATCATTAAGTACCTCGAGGCCTTGTTTGAATCGTCCGAGAATGTCGGTTATGTAACGGAAAGCTATCCAAAGGTCAACGACGAAACGGGCGAAATAGAGAAATGGCTTCCGACGAAGGGAGCTTATGACCGGACAGCCGGGCAATTGATCGAGCAGCTTTCCAAGTGTAACGGCGATATCGGGGCGGTCCTCGGGGACTATCACAAAGAAGCGGGCGCGTGGATTCGCTTCAATCCATTAGACGGCAAGGGTGCCAAAAACGAGAACGTGACCGATTATCGGTACGCGCTCGTTGAGTCTGACAGCATGAGCGTAGAAAAGCAAAACGCCATCTATAAAGAGCTTGAATTGCCTATCGTGGCCCTTGTCTATAGTGGGAACAAGTCCTTACACGCTATCGTGAAAGTGGACGCGGGTAACTATGACGAGTACAGAAAGCGCGTTGACTACTTATATAAGATATGCCAAAAGAACGGGATATCAGTCGACACGCAAAACCGCAACCCATCGCGCTTGTCCCGTATGCCGGGGTTCGAACGGAACGGCCAGAAACAATTCCTTGTTGATACAAACATAGGTAAGCGTAACTGGGAAGAATGGTATCAGTACATCGAGGATCTCAACGACGATCTTCCAGATCCGGAAGGGCTGGTCGATAGTTGGGACAACCTTCCAGAACTTGCGCCCGAGCTGATCGAAGGCGTCCTTCGTCAAGGGCACAAAATGCTGATCGCTGGGCCGTCAAAAGCCGGGAAGTCTTTCAGCTTGATCGAAATGTCAATCGCAATCGCAGAGGGCAAGAAATGGCTTGAATGGAAGTGTACGCAAGGTAAGGTCCTATACGTCAATCTTGAATTGGATCGCGCGTCATGTTTGCACCGTTTCCGCGACGTGTACGAAGCAATGGGGCTTCAACCGAACAATTTACAAAATATTGATATCTGGAACTTGCGCGGAAAAACTGTACCGATGGACAAGCTCGCGCCGAAATTGATCCGTCGATCACTCAAAAAGAATTATATCGCGGTTATCATTGACCCGATCTATAAAGTCCTTACAGGGGACGAAAACAGCGCAGACCAGATGGCACATTTTACGAATCAATTTGATAAAGTAGCGACAGAGCTCGGATGCTCGGTGATCTATTGCCACCACCACTCAAAAGGTGCTCAAGGGGGCAAGAAATCAATGGACCGGGCCAGCGGTTCTGGCGTATTCGCTCGAGATCCGGACGCACTGATCGACTTGGTGGAATTGGACGTTACAGAAGAGTTACTTACTCAACGAATCAACCATACGGCCACTCGGATATACCAAGAGGCGTTACAAACGTGCAGCCTTGGATATTACCAAGAGGAAGTAAGCCTCGACGATCTCCAAAGTCCAGCAATTATGCGGACACACTTCGAACAAGCAATTCCAAACGTGCTCGATCGTAAGCCTTGGACAGATAAGATCGAACAAGCCCGTCGAGCGATCGAAATTTCGACAGCGTGGCGCGTGGAAGGTACGCTTCGAGAGTTCGCCAAGTTCAAGCCTATCAATATGTGGTTTTCTTACCCAGTGCATTTTCTGGACGATTCGGGAGTTCTTGCTGATATCCAACTTGAGGAAAACAAACCCGGGTGGATGAAAGCTAAAGAAACTCGCAAAAAGAATGCGAAGGAAGATAAAAAGCAGAAGTTGATAGAGTTTGACGAAGCAATCGAAAAGGCGAATTTTGGCGAACCTCCCTCAAAAGAAGACGTAGCTGATTATTTAGGAATTTCTGTAAAAACAGTTACCCGCAGATTAAATTCGTCTAAAAAATATTGGTTCGATAAGAACTCAAATTCAATAAAAGAAAAAGGACAAGACCATAAAAACGTGGTCGTGTCCGAATGAGACAGCACCATAAATTTATGGTTGTGTCTTTGTCCCGAAAAGGACAGACAAGACCATAAAAACGTGGTCGTGTCCCGGACAGACAACTATATATTATATATATAGATAATGTCCTGTCGTCCATCATGTCCATACCTGTATAGACAGGGTTGCTTAAAACGCACCCTGTCATATACAAGGTCCATGGACTAAGCGCTAAAAATAAAATAAAAAAGAAAGGTAAAATAAAAATGTTTATTGCAGCACGAGGAAAATTTATAAATGTCAATCATATAATTATGGTTGAAAAAATAGACACAAGTTCCGCTAAGATTTTCTTGAGTCATCAAAACGAACCTATCGAAGTTGCTTTATCTTATGCAAGTATTTTAGGCAAAATAAATAGAGCTCTTGGAATATTAGAAGAAACTAAAGAAGATAAAATGCCGTCTGTTGATGAGATGCAAGAATGGGAACTAGAATCCGCTATTAAGAATGGCGGTGGATTCTGGCCAGACCAGTAGAAAGGATTTTCTATGATTGAGTTCTTTTTGCCGATGGAAAAAGTTCCGACGACAACGCACCAGCAAAAAAAAGTAAACGTGAGAAATGGTAAGCCGATTTTTTACGAACCGGAAGAACTAAAAAACGCACGGGCAAAATTCGAGAGCTTGCTTGCGCGTCACGTTTCTCCAGACAAACTAAAAGGGCCAGTACGCCTCACGGTCAAATGGTGCTTTCCGATGATTAAGGGTGTACGGTCTGGCCAGTACAAGACAACCGCACCAGACACGGACAATCTTCAAAAATTATTCAAGGATTGCATGAGTGAGGTTGGTTTTTGGAAAAATGACGCACAGGTCGCAAGCGAGATCACTGAGAAGTTTTGGTCTGAGGTCGTGGGGATCTATGTCAGAGTTGAGGAGTGGGACGATGAATTATATACATTTCTTTAGTGTGGAGCTCCCAGACTTTATGGCACGGAATAACCAAGTTGCGCAAAGCCTCGGTTTTGGGTCTGAGCGTTATTGGTTCTGGACCGTGGACGCGATCGCGGAGATCTGCAAAAAATACCATGACGACGAATTAGTCGTAAAGCAATTCGGGCTCTTGTTTGAATGGCTCGAGAAACAAGCGGAAGGAATAAAAGCGTGAAAGAAAAAACTTACTATGAAGTTATTGGTGCGATGGAAAATAAGAGATACGACGAAATAGAAAGTCAATTATCTCTTGGTGAAACTTGCGTCAAACTTATAAAACAAATCGAAAATAGAGAAGATGTGCGCGGAGCTAGTGAATTGATTGTGGTCGATGGCAAAAAATACGACGTGCAAATCTTAAAGTGGTGAAGGTGGGTCAGAAGATGGAATATGTGAAATATGACTCGAAGCAGCGCGAGGCCTTGAAAAAGAACCTTAGGCGCTTGATGGACGAAAAAGGAATTACGAAAGCCAAACTAT